GAAGTAGAAGAGCTTATTTATGTAATTTAGACCATTAGATCCAGGTGCTCCAGCAAGACCAACACCGGGAGCAGGAGCACCAGCTAAAGTTGGAAAGAAGAGGTTACCAGCAGGAGTAGTGATACCACCACCAGCCCAACCAGGAGTACTATTACCAGAGCCTAATGAAGCACCACCAGCACCACCAGTAACAATTAATCCAGTCACAGGTAGGGTTACTGAACCACCTACGGCACCATTGTATGTACCGCCAGCAGCACCAGCCTGACCTACTAAGCTAACGTTAGTAGCAGCTACAGCCATAATGCCTAGTCCTGATAATGGACTATTAGCAATAGTAGTAACAGTGCCAGCAGCACCGGCACCACCAGGAGCACCAGAAGTACCCATAGTTCCAGCACCACCACCATTGGCTACCATTAATAGATGATTGACTGTAGTGTTTTCAATTACGCTTACATATGAGGCTATACCAGCACTACCTACAGCACCAGCAACACCTACACCACCCATACCTACTGATATGGATAATACGTCTGGTAGGAATGCGGCAGGAAATAGACCAACAGATTGAGCGGAAGAGCCTCCTCCCCCTCCTCCCCCAGCAGCACCAGCAGCACCATTGAATGTGCCAGCACCGGCACCACCACCACCAAGAAGCAGTATGTGGACCATGCTGATACCTCTTGGCTTAATCCAGGATTGCCAAGTGACACCAGCAGCAGGAGAATTACCTCCAAATACCTGTACGTTTGCTCCGTATTGATTAGGAATATGAGAATAATCTAGCATTAGTACTTTCCAGCAATTGCCGATACAGCCCAACCAGAAGCTACAGCAGTGCCTAAACCGGCAATTATTCTATAACCAGGAGCTAAAGCTATATTCATTGGGTAATCTACATCTGCTGTAGATGTAGTAGCAATAGCCGTGGTAAGAGGTAATGCTACTTCACCATAGAACCAGTTATTACCTACTAGACCGTTTGGAGTATCTCTACCTGTGGTTGGACCAAAAGGAGATGAAGCAGTAGCAATAGGAGCAGTTTGAGAGAAAGAGTTTGTGGTTGAAGTAAAGTAGGTCTGTTCAGCACCAGCCGCTACACCTACACAGATAATATAGCTAACAGCAGCAGTAGAAGCTGTCCAAGACCAAGCGATAGAACCTGTGGGACCAGTAACAGAGACACCAGAGCTTTCAGTGCCAGCCGCTGTCATAGAACCGTATTGGTCAATAGCTATGATCTTTGCGTAATAAGTACCTGTTGCTAATGTTCCACCAGAGCCAGATGGAGTACCTGATGGAGTCTGAGCAGCAGAGGCCATGGAAGCAAAGGAACCGAGACCGTTATTGATGTAGATACGAGCTACAGAGGCAACGTTAGAACCAAGAGCCTTAAATCTTAATCTCTGAACAAATCCACCGTTTGTCTGGTCAGCCGTATAGACTACAGCATTACCTACTGCTTGGCCTATGTAATCATTAGGAGCTAATATTAGTGTAGTAGCTCCTTCAATGTCACCTATTCTTGAGAAAATTGGAGTAGTATTAGCTGTCATTGTGTATGTGTCCTCTTCTTATATTATATGAAATACAGTGTTGATTTAAATGCTAGGTCTAACCCTGTAGTAGAAACAGGGACTTGACCTATTAATACCTGTTGAGCATTATTGATTGTCATAGCTAATGTTGGAACTATGCTATTATTTGGAGTTGTGTAGAACCCTATCTGCCCTGGTGTAGAGGTTCCTGATATGGTTCCTGTTGAATCAGCAGAGAAAGTGATAGCAGCAAATGGAGCATAGGTGGAAGCCTGACCACAAGCTACACCTTGGAGTGTAAATATGGCTTGTGAATTGGTTACCGCTACATGAGAAGTAGAAGCAGCATTGGAGAGGGAACCAGTCAATATAGCTGGTGAAGCTGTAGAGTGTTTGTGTAACCATAGATTACTATTATATGGAGCGGCTAAAGATCCAGTATCAATGATGGATGAAGATAGGATAGGATTCTGGTTTACACCGTTTAAGGTAAAGGTATCTTGAGTTTCACCACCACCAGGAGCACCAGCATAAAGTAAGCCTGGGGCAAAGACGTTAGTAATCTGTGCTGTTGCTGTAAGAGGATTATAGAGTAAGTCTAAGCTGTCAGTCTGGAAGGTAGAACCACCAGGAGAGGTGGCAAATAGTAGGTAACCTGTAGCTCCTGTGGTCCCAGTAAAGTCTGTGGAAGAAGCACCGGAACCAGTTGGACCTGTTATACCTGTTACTCCAGTGGTGCCTGTGGGACCAGGGATACCAGCACCTGTACTACCAGTGGGTCCAGTATTACCAGAAAGGCCAGTGTTCCCGGTAGGACCAGGAAGGCCAGCACCAGTAGGACCAGTAGAGCCAGAAAGACCAGTGTTACCGGTGTTACCTTGAGCACCGGTTGGACCAGAGACACCAGCACCAGTTACACCTGTTAGACCAGTATTGCCTTGAGAGCCTTGTAGACCTGTAGAACCTGTTACAGATGGGCCTGTAGGACCGGTACTCCCGGTATTCCCTGTGTTACCAGTCATACCAGTCATACCTGTATTGCCTTGGGCACCGGTAGCACCAGTTACAGATGGACCAGTATTCCCGGTATTCCCCGATAGTCCGGTGCTGCCGGTCATACCAGTTGGTCCTGTGGTTCCTGTCTTTCCAGACTGTCCAGTCAGACCTGTCTTACCTGTCATACCTGTTGGACCTGTAGACCCGGTAGAACCCACTCCATAGTAAGGAAGTAGACTCCAATTGGTTACACCATCTCCAACCTTATTTTTTAAAGTATCTGTTTCATATCCCCACTCACCTAGAGCTAGAATAGGATTCCATGATAGCCAATTAGAGGAAGTATCATTTCTTAACTGTATAATAACTGCCATTTAATTAGCTCCACCAGCATTTAGATTTTGTGTTGAGGTATAGATAGTAAAAGACATACCCCCATCTAAATTATAGTCAGATGGGCCTGTTGGTCCTGTTGGACCTGTGTTCCCACCACCTGGACCCGTAGGGCCAAGTAGACCAGTAGGGCCGGTTATACCAGTAGATCCTGTAGCACCAGTGATGGATAACCCGGTATTTCCTGTGCTACCTGTATTACCATTAATCCCTACTCCAGTATTACCTGTAAGACCGGTAGCTCCTGTAAGGCCAGTAGGACCAGTAGAGCCGGTGTTACCAGCCGTGGCTCCAGTGGGTCCGGTCATTCCAGTAGTACCAAAGATGGTATATAGAGATGGTATTACTTGGCTTGGTCTATAAGGTAGAACAATACCAGAGGTTGCTGATATGGCATAGAGAATAGGATTTGAGTAGGATAGAGGATTAGTTGGTTCTGTGGTTGTTATGGCACCAGGGGTAGCATCACTCACGAAGTAATATTGACCAGCAGTTAGACCAATTAGACCAGTAGGAATTTGAGAAACCAAGTATAGTATGAAATTATCAACATCTACCACAACAGCAATAGCAATAGCCAGTGTAGATATATTGTTAGCACAAGCTAATTGCCACTGTGTCCCATTGTGGAAGATGGCATTATTAGTAGTAAAACCATGAGCAGGTTGATTTACATTGATCAGATTACCTGCAATACCGGTAGAGCCTGCTGGACCAAGTGTGCCCACTCCTGTCTTACCAGCCACTCCGGTAGCTCCGGTAGAGCCTGTAGAGCCTGACCCCGAACCCGTAGATCCTCCTAGACCTTGAAGGGCTGGCACAATCCCTTGAGCAAAAGCCGCCTGCCAAGCTGGGGTTAACTTCCCCTGTGCATCCACCATAGGGGAGCCGTAGGGAAGGTAAAAGACCTTATTAGCGGCATTTTGGTTAGCCATTTATATCAGCCCCTTTAGCCTTTATCTCCGCTCCAATAATGTTGAATTTGACAGGATCAGAGCAAGACAGTCTAAATACCCTATCTCTACTCATTCCTAGTCTTCTCCAGATACAACGGGTCATATAATTACCAATTTTACCCATAGATACTGATTGCTCTGGACTAAAGGTATGACCCCCATCATCTGAGTAACTTAATCTAACTTGTGGGTCTGTTCCAATGGAGGTTGTAGTATTTGGATAGGCTGTATAGGGGAAGGTGGCAATGAATACTAATGGATAGACGCTTACACCGGTTACACTCCCTGACCAAGACAAAATAGATCCTTGGTAGGGTGGTATGTTAAATACGCATGTACCACCAGTCAAATCTACGGTAATGTAGTCAGTTCCACTAACTCCACCGGATGAAGGGATGTAGATAGTCTCTGTCCCATTTTGAACTTGGAAACCCCAAATACCTAATCTGCTGGCTCCATTACCTACATATTTATCATATGGCCAAGTTGCTGGATTATATAGTAAAGCACCAGCGTAGTGAGTTCCTGTCTCTACTTCTACACCACTTACAGAACATCTATAAATTCCAGTCCCCGAAGAAGAAGCTGTTATCAATTGGGGGCCAGTGTCAGCCATCGTATTTGATAGTGTGTAAGGAGAAGCAACACCAGCAATGATAGTGGTCCCTGAGGTTATACCTGTGCCTGAAATAGTCTGTCCAATAGCTAGAGAGCCTGAATAGGATGAGATGACAGTCAATTGGTTGGTATGGACAGACCCGATAAATTGAGTCCCTACTGGGGTCATTGTTCCACCTACATGAGTCCCATCTGACTTAAAGGAGGCTGAATTTAGTATTTGATAGGCAACCATTGGCTCTGGAGCAATTACGGCTGTTGAGTAGGAGCTTTCTCCGATGTATTGGTTTAGAGTCCATACAGTGCCTGAACCACCTGAAATGAGTGTTCCGGGGAGTATGCCTTTCCCATCTACACTCATTCCGATGGCAAGAGAGCCGGTAGAGGGAGGGGTTAATACTGTTAGGGTGTGACCAGAGATGGACCCTGAGAAAGTTAATTTCTGACCTGTTAGAAGTAACTCTAATTCTCTGCTGCTATCACCAATCTGGTAATAGCAGGAAATAGTAGTAGTTGCTCCTGAATTGGTATTGTAAGAGCACAAGGCCCCATGTTGATTAAATGTAGTATCTTCAATCAAATAGGTGCCAGCATTAGAACCATCTGGAGCATTTTGTGCCGTTGATCCAGGGACTTCTACTGCGGATAGAAATAGGATGTCCCATATGTAGATTGAATTTGATGCACCAAATACCATTGAGTTGCTGGTGGTAATGTTTACTTGAACTTGAAATAGGCTCATATCTGGTATTGTTAGACCCGATACTTGTAGAGGAGAGCCGGGTAGGAAGTCTGAGCCGCTAACAACTTCACTTGGCATAGTTGAAGTAGTAGTAGTAAATACTGGAACCCAAGTGGTGCCAGCATCCAATGAATAGGAAATAACCATATTTGAAGGTGAAATGGTAGTAGAAAGACAAGACATATTGAGGGTACCAGATAGATTAACTCCGGTTCCAAATGTAGTGTAAGTCAATGTTGATGTATATGTTGTTGATCCTGGGGTTGTAGTAGTAGTAATACTTGCTGCGTTGGCAAGAGTACCCCCTACTTGTAACGTTCCAAAGGTGTTTGAATAAGCGTGTGAAGGGGTAGTTTCAGTAGCTAAGGCCCCAAATCCTGCAACCCAAACAGAGGCAGAGGGTCGATAGGCAGAACTGACCATAGCTGGGTATGTAGACCAAGCAGAAGGAGCTAATGTAACTCCGCTGAGAGTCCAGGTAGAGACATCAGCGAAATTCTGTGAGTCTGTGCATAGGTTGGTTATGGGGGTGGTTGACTGAAGATTAGTCCCTCTCCAATCCGTTGCATAGATATTTGCAGAATTGATGGTAGTGCCAGAGGCTATACCAGAGAATGTGAAATTAGAGATCCCACCTGTTCCAGTAGCAAACGGGGTGTTTGTTATGGTGAAGGTAGAGGTATTAAGGGTGACGGTTCCATCACCATGATTGGTGAAGCTATTGCTCCACACACCACTACTTGGAAGTGGTGTGATTGATACAGTGCCAGTTGGTAAAGCTGGATTACCATTAGAATCTACAAAATTGTAAACCCCACCTACCCCGTTACCATTAAGGGGAACCGCATTAGCTGTAGCTGAATATCCAACAGGATTCAACCCAGTAGGATAGGCATAACCATAACCATCTAAACCAATACCACTCTCTAAATCTACTTGGAATTGAGAATAGAATACACGATCCAGACCGGCTGACATATGAGGAGCCGTACGCATTCTGTAGATTGGCTCAGTTCCAAACAGGTAGCTATTGTTTGAGAGTGTGTATAACTTAGTAGAATTGTAATCAGAGCATAGATGAGAGGCAACATAGTAAGGGGCAGATAGAGCAATATGGTGTTCAATCAAGTCTCTAGAGAATGTGCCATTCTTGAAATAGGCTCTTTCTGACCACATCTTTGTAGTTAGGTCATAACACCAAGTTGTAGTAGAAGTGGGTATATTGATACAGTAGAAGCTATGACCACCATCTTGATAAGTCCAAGTAGAGATCCCTGTTAAATCAGGGAAAGATTGTATCCAATTTTCAACAGAATGGTTAGATACCCTGACTCCACGATACCCAGCAGCTAGGAAAACCTGTCCAAACCCTCTGGAGTCGTTAGATACCCAGATCAATTGACCTGACACTTTCTGAATGGTCCAGGGGAGATTACATCCCCCCTCTGCATAGGAGCCTGGAATTTGCTGGAACTGGTTAGACCCTAAGGCTCCACCTGTATTCTGCCAAACTGAGCTTGAATGCCCACCAAAGAACCACAAAATATCATGATCTGAAATAACTCTAGAAACATAGTCAGGACCAAGGTTAGCTGTCACTTCATCCAGATCAGAGATGTTTAGGGGATCGGCTGCAAAGAAGACTGTTGGGGATATGACATTCTGAGTAAATACAAAGTAGCCATCCTGAAAAGTCACATAATTAGCGCCATTATAGGCATTTGAGCTATTTAGCTGGATAGCAGAGGTTGTACCTTCCTCAAAAACAACACCATAATTAGAACCATCTACAACTACTACCTGACTAATTGATCCACTGTTAAGCACACCATTGTAATAGTTTGGAATACCATCTGCTATACAAACAGGTCCAGTAGTAGTAGTTAAGTCAGCAATAACATTAGGAGTTGTCCAGGTAATGCCTTTATCTGGTGTATTTAATGAATAAACAGAATTTCCAGCAACACATATGACACTACCAAAGGCTGTAAGGTGCAAACCTCTAATGGGAGATTTTGGTAGATTTGCTACTATATCCTCTCCTGGAACAGATACCAACATAGCAACTTCTTGCTCCTTGGATGTAGGCATACCTAAAGCAGACACTTCATCCATTTCTGGATACATGTTAATAGTTTTTTGACCCTCGTAATTTACGGTTCGGAGTTGGTATGTTGGACCAATAAAGCCCTTTAGTTTACTCATTAATAGGTCTCCACCCAAGTTACAACAGATCCAGTACCAGCAGAAAATAGAGCCTCGTAAGAGCTACCGGCTGGAACAATACCAGATACCGTCAATGAATTAGGGGAGTTAGCTGAGGTAGCTGCTAAACCTACACTAGCAATCAAAAGCTCAAGAGTATTATTGCCACTTCCAACACTACACTGTATAGAAACATACATTGGTTTACCTGAAGCATTTGGGTAAGTAGTGCCTAAAACTCTTCCAGGGCCAGTTACGTTATATTGAGTATTAAATACTGTGGCTCCAGAGCCGGTAGCTCCAGTTGCACCAGCCGCTCCAGTAGCCCCTGTAACTGACACACCGGCAGAGCCGGTAGCTCCTGTCATACCAGTTACCCCTGTAGGCCCTGGCAGTCCTATAGGCCCAGGAATCAGGATGTTTGCTGGGCCAGGAGAAGAGATGCCAGATAGGTTAGGCATGATGAAGCTGGTAGGGTAGTTAGCCTGTTGGACGCTGGATTCGTTAAGCAGGTTTACATACACAGCACTATTCTCAGCAGCATATACAGTAACTGTTCCAGAATTATCCAAAATCAATGGATTTGAGGCTAGATATTGTCCTGTAGCATCGGTATAGGTTGATTTAGGAGTAGTGTAGTCATTTAAATAAGTGAATAGCTGACCACCAATAAGTGGGTTATTATTGGTGTCAACGGCTCTAAAGAGATAGGCTGAAATCATTTGTTTCCTCAATATATATTATATGGGGCTTGTAATCACCACTGATGTTGTGTATACAGTAAATGTGTTAATTAAAGCCGTTGAATAAAGGGTATTTAGAATTCCAACACTTAAAGTTATAGTAAATACACCGGATGAAGTGTATGTATGGGTTGGTATAGTATTTGTGGAGGTGGCTCCATCCCCAAAATCCCAGTGGTAGACGAAGGGTCCAGAGGTATACGGTACGTCTGCCGTGGCAGTAGGAGTGAAGGTATAGGCTACTCCAGGGGCGCCATAGGTTACCGTTAGACCTGAATGGGAGATTATGAAAGAAGCATAGATATTAATAGTTGAGGCTGTATTTACAACCAAGTGGTCTACAGGGAAATTGGGTTGCTGAGCTTGATTTATGTCTGTTAAATTGAATGTGTAGCGTTGATTATCATCTAAAATACAACTAGCCACACCACTGGAATCTAGCTGTAGAGGCCAAGGATTCCAGGTGTAACCACCACTTGCTACCTTGTAAGTCCAAGATGGCGTGTCTGTTCCACTCTTATAAGTCCAAAGATACCCGTAGGATAATGGTTTGTTATCCTGGTCAAAGAATTGATGAGAGTAAGATGCATAGCTCATTAAACCACTTAGTACTTCTTTATAGAGCCTAGTTTGCCCTCTTTGTCTGCCTTATTAATCTTAGAATCAAGCTTAAGGTCTTCTTTTGAGCCTTCCTTGACGCTTTTAGACTTGTCCATCTTCTCATCAAGCTTCTTGGCTTCCTTGGATGCCTTGGGACTGATTCCTATTTCTTTATCTTTCTTTGCCATTGTATTACTCCTTAGCTACCCATGAAAGCAGATACCAAAGCGTTAGTACCAGCAATAGCCGTTACTCTGCACCTGTAATAGTTGTAATTTAACCCTGTGGTTACTGCAAACTGTGGAGTTACACCTGAAATGACTACAGAAGACCCTACCGCATTCCAGTTATTGCCACTAATGGAGCCTTCAAATACCAAGGTTGCTGAGGCTCCGGCATTGTTGCAATAGGCTTCAAAATGGGCAATTCCATTAGAAGGCTCTGGTAGTATGATTGGCATTGTAGAAATTGCACTTGCTGTACCGAATTGTGTTGATGACATTTACTGCTCCTTATTTATAGGACTGTATAGCCCATAGATTGTGCTGCCAAGTTAGTAGCTCTTCCACCTGTCCACATTGGGTCTAGATGTAGAGCTACAGAACCGGCATTGATATCATTGATGTCGTGCTTAGCTTCTTTTGCTTCCTGTAGTAGCTGTGGGGATGGAACACGATCAAACATCTGGCATAGACGTACAGCTAGATTGTAGATGAGGGCATCACTGTAACCCTGAGGAAGCTCAATCAAATCAGTCAAATTGACCAAATTGGGCATCTGATCCCAGGTATAGAGAATTATGGAAGCTGGGCCGGTTGGGATAGGCCAGAAATTGAGGATCTGATTGGGGTATTCGGGACGAATGTAGCAAGCTAAGGGGAAGTTAGAGGGGGTAGATTTAACACAGATGTTCTGCCATTGCTCTAGGTTGAATGCAGCATCCAATGGTAATTCAATAGATGTAGTTCCAGTTCCAGAATATATGACGCTTAATTTCTCAATCTTGACAGGTCTAGGAGTGCTAAAATCTCCACCAGTTCCTAGAGTATATGATTGCTTATTGGCTGTTAATGGGAAGGTGAAGCTACTACGAGCATATACTAGCAATTCGGAGAGATTCCATCTATCAAGCATCAAATTAAGAGTTAATAGTGAATCTTCATACTCTTGTGATGTAAGCAGGGTACCGACACCTAATACACCAGCTAATTTAGCAGCTTGATCTATTGCCTGTTGAGCAGTAATTATCATGATTAGGCCCCTGCTTCTGCTTTACGCTTTGCCCATACTGCCTTCATCCTATCGCTCTGGCTCAGAGTTGATGGAGTGGAGGTGTTTTTCTGGCCCATCTTTACAGCTATACGCAGACGGTCTACTTCTGATTTTAGATTTTCTTTCTCTTCTTCAAGCTTAGTGATCTTGATTTTCAACTTTAAACACTCACCACAAGGTTTACTAGTCTTTGTAATGGTTCTTGGGCCAGTGAATGGCTCGTACTCATACTCTTCATGGTCTGACAAAGAAAGTAGAAATTCCTCTGAGGGACAAATGAAGGCTGGTTTGGTAGGATGGTATAGAAAACAAGGATATTTAGACACTTTGACCTCACTCTTATTATAGAAACAGCTACCTGTCCGAAGAAAGGTAGCTGTCTTGTTGTGCAGTCTACTTTATTAGGCTGAGGTGTTGTCTTTGATTAAACCAACTGATACTAGCTGAGTGATTAGGTTCTTTAGAGCACCAGTAGAGCCAGTGTTAGAGATAGAACCTGTGACACCGATAGGGCCAGTGACACCACTTGCTCCATAGAAAGCCACAGTCTGATACTGTGTTCCTAGAGCGAAATTGAGTGGATCGGTTGTCTGATAAGGGGTATTAGACATTGTATTATTTCCTTTTTGAGAATGGTTTAGAGATGGTTAGGGAGTGTTTTAAGCTCCCTTACCGGTTAGATTACTGAACGACCTTGGCACCAAAGCCCTGACGAAGCTGAGCGGCACCAAATAAAACGTCTAGGCGGAATAGAGCGGTATCGTCAACACCGTTATACCAGAATAGAGAGCGGCAACGAAGACCGGACTGGTCATCCTTCATACGAGTGGAGCTAGCTCCACCGAAGGAATCAACGTCCATGATGTCAGCCATACCAAAGGCAATAGCATCTTCATGGAAGGCTAAGGAGGTCTTAACAACCTGTCCAGTGCCAGCGGCTAGAGCAGAGGCGGCATTTACACCCCAAGGATAAACAGCAGCAGTAGAAATGGGTAGAGCGTCAATGTTCTGAAGGGCTCCAGAAGCAGAGGTATACATTGCGGGGCTGAAGTTAACAGTAGAGCCAACCTGAGAGGTGACTACGAATTGCTTCAATTCGCCCTGTGTTCCCTTACCCTGAGGGTTGACAGCGTGGACACCAGCAATGGTGAAGTTCTCACCAGGGTTGAAGGTGCCGGTCATGCCAGCGATGGTGAAGGCAGTAGCACCTTCAGAGGGAAGAGTGGTGGTAACGGTTAGGGTTCCAGACCAAGTGCCGCAATTCTGAGTAGGAGCGTTAGCGGTAGAGAAGAAGTCTAGGCCACCAGCATTACCAATAGAGCCGATACGATACTGATCACTGATTTCCTTGGTAGGATTGAGTAGGGTAGACATCCCACCAATCATTCCAGCCTGCATGTAAGGATTTAGAAGACCGGAGAGCTTACCATCATCTCTGACAGCAGCCTGGGTTTCCATGACAGCCTTAGCATCTAGGAAGGGCACTAGATTGGTAATGGCGGTTCCAACTTGACCGTAGAACTGATTGAAGAGCTTAGCCTGAGCAATGATGCTGGCATCAATTTGCTGGAATACAGTAGCCATTAGGGGATCAGTGACATTTTTCTTGAATTCATCAACATTGAGGGTTAGCTCTTTGCTGGTTAGGATAATGTCAGCACCACCCTGAGCCAAAGCGACAGGCACATAGGTATCATTGTAACCGGTTGGGTTAGCGGTAGCACCAGAACGGTATGGGTAGAAACCAGGAACACGGACATTGAGGGTATCACCAATCTTAGTGGATTGAAGATAGTCACCATCCCAGCGTCTAGCTACACGAGAAGCCATCTGGCAGTTATTCTTGACTACATCAAGAGCAGAAGCCGTGATTTCAACTCTATTGTTGAAGATATTACTTGAAATTGCCATTTGTTAATCCTTTTTGTATGGTGTTTAGTACACCGTATATCGTGTTTGTTTAAGTGAGGTTCCAGCAGCCTTAGTAGATTTAATGGGAGTTATTGGAGCAGGAAGACTTGCTGCCTTCTTAGCTGAGGGTGTAGCTGTTTTAGCTTTATCCTCTAATTTAGCTTCAATTTTACCTATCTCTTTAGCTGACTGAGTGGGAGTCATATCAGCAATTTTATTACTTACCTCTGGATTAGCCATAAGGTAGTAGAATAAATCTACTGATACTGGAGATTCTTTTATCATTTGAGCCATGGTAGCATTGGTACGGCTGGCATCTTCTTCAATCAATTCAGGTAAGTCAGGATACTTTTCAACGGCTGCTTTAATAGCTGTCTTGAAATTAGTGTCCTTCTTAGCTTGTTCTCTTTGGTAATCCCTAATGTCTAAACGATAATCTAGATCATTCACCCCATCCCTATAATTAGCTGGGTTGGGAAATGTGGGATCAATAGTTACCGGGTCAATGGGTTGAGACTGGACTGGTTGAGAAGGTTGCTGGTTATTCTGAATGAGTGCTAATTGGCCCTTAAGCTGTTCGCGTTCCTTCACCAGCTTAGCAATACGCTTTTCAGCGGCTTTGCTTCTTGGTTGTTTAGTGGGTTCGGGCTCCACTTGGGTTTCAGTCTCTTCATCAGATGCTAATGCTTCATCCTCAGAAACTTCTTCCTCGGTAGTAGTGTCTGGCTCTACTGGTTCGGGTTCATTAACCACAGACTTAAGTATTTCTTTTGATTCTTGGGCTTTTCTGGCCTGTTCTGCTACTTCTGCTGCCTGGGCTGCTTCTTTATCAGCCTTAGCTTTAACAAGAATGACAGACATATCTTGATATTCACTACTCATGGTTATCTCCAAGGATGTTCAGGGTTATAGAGACCAGACTCTTGTGTTCATATCTTATTATAGTAATATTTACTAGCTACCCTGAAATATTTCTGCTGTCAATGGTGTTAGACCATCTGTAGAAAGCAGAATTAATGGATATCCACCCATAGTCATAGCCGGTGTTAATGTATATTGTAAGTAGGCTAATGTTGTTACAGCATAAGAATATGCAGTCCAAGTATTAGAAGCATAATTGTAATAATATGAAGAAATTGTAGATGGTAATGGAGTATTAGCACTTGTTCCGTAGACCATAATTCCATGAGTCATACCTATTGCTGGCAAATCACCCATTGGATAAGGGCAATCTGCCAATCTAGTCCAGGTGTTAGCTGTTAAGTCATATCTAGAGAAATATTGTTGACCAACGTCATCATAACCACCTATATACACATAATTACCATTCTGAATTATAAATGGACGCTGATTTAATGAATCAAAACCAGCTAAATATGGGCCGATAGTCCAGGAATTAGATGACTCTGTGTATATGCATGTAATTCCTTGTTGATATGTAACATCATTGTCAATAATAAATAACCTACCATCTGATAGGGTTAAACCCGTCATTTGTGTTCCAGAGTCAGGCCCTGCGGTTCCTGGTATCGTATATTGATAATGAAATTGGTCCTCTATTGCCCATGTTTTTGAGGTGGTGTTGTATATTTCAAAGGATTTATCTCCTCCTCCACTCCCTCCAAATATGGCTGCATTACCACTAGGCAAGGATAGGAGGCACCCTCCCCCACCTCTAGAAATATTTAAAGCACCTGTAAGAGTAAAATGATTAGCCACAGGATCAAAAATTTCTGTCGTTCTACCAGAGCCATCTGTATAGCCACCACCTAATACATAAGTACCCCCTGCTACTAACCAGGTACCGTCACCTAATTTACAAGATGCTCCAGTGGAATAATATGGGATATATCTTTGCTTCACCATTGATGGGCCATAAGACCAACTGCTTCCATTAAATAATATGGTAGTATTGGTTATTCCAGAACCCAAACCACCAGCCAACATAATCAAATTAGAAGATAATTGCAAACCAATACTATTCGCTTTTGGCAATATAGATGAAGATCCAATATTGGCCCAAGTATATGGGTCTATTTGAACAGATTTACTTGCTGTAGCCGTACCTAGCGTATTGGTATCAGTGGCCGTAACGGTAGCCGAATGAGCACCAGTGGTCCCCCAGGTGTGGTTTAGAGAGGCATTGACACCAGTTCCACCATCATCAAAGGCCCAGGAATAAGTGAAGGTATCAGAAGGTAGACCCGGTGTAGAGGCAGAAGCCGCATAGGGAATTGAAGATCCTACTGGATAGCTCATTAATTAAGCCGGAGGAGTAATTTTAGCTGGTGCTTTGGGCTCTTCCAGGGTCTGTGGGTCAGGCTGTGGGTTTAAAGCTGCTCCTACGGACTGTTTTACAACATCATTAGCTGCCTGATGATGGAGCTTATCTACGTCTAGGATGTGTTTCTGAAGCTGTACGGTCATCTCATGGGTCATTTGGGCCTTATTCTTCATGTCAGCCAATTCTTCCTTAAAGACCAACATATTAGACTGATGTTCCATGTCAGCCTTGGCTTTCATCAATTCCGTCTGTTGATTTAGCTGAGCAATCTGTAATTTGGTTTGTTCCCCAGCCTGTACCTTGTCAGCTAGCTCAGTCTCTTTCTGGAGGGTCTGAGTCAACTGCTGAATCATCTGCTGGTCATGCTGTAGACGTTGCTGAATGGCTGGTGGGATGCTCTTATCAGCGTCTTTGTCATCCAGGAGGCCAGGAGGAAGGGCCTTCTCTAGACGTTCTCTAAGCTGGATGGCAATGGGACTATCTAGCTGACTGACGATCAAATCACCGGCCACGTTCATCAGAGCGGGGTCTTTCCCAGCTAGATCAAACAACATGCTGACATTCTCTTGTCTCTTGGTCTGGTAGGAGGGACCAGAGGTAACGGTGATGTCATATTTACCGGTAGTGACATCGTAAATCTTGGCTACACCATCTACAGTCTCCACTCCAGTCTCTTCAGGACTTCCATCACCATTGATAGTGACCATCTTATGCTTATCATCAATCCCAACAATCCTAATAACGGTCTTTTCAGAGTAAATCTTGGGGATTAGATCAAGGAACATACGACCCTGAAGCCTAATAGCTCTACTAAGATTGTCTGAATAATGGTAATTACCCATTGATCCAGCATTCTGAAGGGCCTTAACAGCTACTCCAGACTGATTAGATATTTTCTGGCCCATAGAAGGATCATATAGAGCATTGGTACCCTTAATATCATTCTCAATCGAATTCATTAGCTCTAGAACACCCTGAATAGGTGGTTCTTGCACGTTTCTGGTAGGAGGAGGTAGCTCGTTACCCATGTCATCGTGTGTTACGTATTCCAAATAGGCCAGATTCTTAATATTAACGTCTTGCCAATCATTCTTTCTATCACCAACGAAACCAATAGGACCAATCCAAGGGGTCTTAGGAGTAGCAGCAATAAGCTCAATAGCCGTAGTCTTGGCAACATTGAGCATGATTTGCTCTTCCATTACCTTACGGACCAGACCAGAGTAAATACGCTGGCCATCTTCAAGTAGGGCATCACCAAAGACAGGGATGACAGGAATTCTATCTCCAGCCCAAACGGTTTCTTCTAATATCTCAATCCCATTCATCTTATACCATCTGATAACAGGCTCTGAGTGGTCTCTTTCCAGGACAATCAGGGGCTTATCACCATCCTCAAGGTCTTCTTTAGCCATCACACGGCCATCAGAGAGCTTTACCAGCTTCTTCTTCTTTTCCTCCCTGACAAAGTATTCAGCTACGGTACAGATTTTCCCATTATTACTAAACCATTCAGGTGTACGGGAGTGAAGTCCGGTCCAAACAGAAGAATTCATACCCGATAGATCAGCATCAGGGTAGGTTTCTTTAAATTCCTCTTCAGTCATGGTGTCAATGATGAAGGCCCAATTGATATCAGATCCATCAAGCTTTTCAAAGCCAGGATCTAATAAGACAGAGAAGGGATTGATGATAGATTCAACGGTAATCTCTTGGTCAAAGGTATCTTTTTTGTAGCCAGTCAGAATACGCCAGAAACCAATACCACAACGTACAGTGTCCTCAAAGGCTTGGTCATAGGCTAAATCGGCATCAGATGAGACTTCAATATGCCTACAAAGACCTTGAATGATCTCTGCGGTATCTTCATCTGCACCATCATTGCAAACGTGAACCGTGACAGCAGGTCTATTTTCACGTTGGGCATTAACTAGAGATTTAACCTGGGCATTGATACGGTCTGATGCATAAGTAGGTCTACCTACTCTTGCTTGCTTAACCTCTTCAGGCCACTGGTGTTCAGATGAGCAGAATTTTAGATCCTTAGCAGAGAGCTTAAATTGCTTATCCCATGCTTCTTGTGCTAGATTAAAGTGCTTTTTAGCCTTATCTAGTATATCTTTCTTCTCGTAATCTTTTTCCATTCCTGCCTCATCTGCTAATATTATAGTTATTACGAGATCCACATATTGGGCTGCATAATCCTAGCCATGCTTACTTCTCTACCTAGTGAATCCAATGCTTTTGGTGTGGGTCTAGCTGCTATTTTCTTTTTATAGCCAAGGATTAAAGGCTCTAGTGAGTACCTGATAGCATCAATCCCATGGTTAAACCTATCTACAATTTCAGGAAGGATATCTCCTGATAACCTGTCTACTTTGTAAGAGTAAAGTCTAAATTCTTCCAATAGATGAACGCAACGGGGATGGATTACTATTAGATCAAATGACCTCATGTAATCCACACCATCCTCAACTGATCCTGGCCACTTCTTGCTAGGGATCATCTTTTTATAACCATTGCGTTTCATATAAGATATGGTTTCTGGCCTTGCACAGTCAGCCCTTGAAATGTGCAAACGGCCATCAGAGATAAGATCAAATTGAGCAGGAGCCATATCAGTTTCTAGCTGATAGGCAAACATCTCATGCTCTATGTACAAAACACGTTCATAGACCCAAGATTTGATAAATGTAGTTGGATCATTGGCAAATCCCCAGTCAGCACCATAGAAGGGAGACCAAGATTCAGGGTCTATCTTATCTGTGAAGTCATAAGATACATACTTACCTTTAAATATAACAGCATTTCCATGTTGTTTACATTTCCCAAGCCAGATATGGTTGTAAGCTTCTATATCATTAGCCTTTAATTGCTCCATCTCAGCACGAAGTACAGCGGGGAAGTAGGGATTGTCATCATAGTTAACTTCAACAGATACACAATCTTCAATCTGACTGGCATTGGTAACGAAGCGTACGTAAGTAGGATCAGTGGCTAGCTCAGGGTTGAAAGCAATCCAAACCTCAGAGTCATCAGAACGAATTGTAGGTAACAATATCTGCCATGATCTTTCGCTAACTGTCTGAGCTTCTTCTACATAGCAAATATCCACACCTTCAAAAGACTTAATGGATTCCACTGTGTTATTGGCTAGACCGGCAAATAGGAAGACTGAGCCTGTACGTTTGCATCTGATTTCTCTCTCAGTGATCTCAAAGTACGAGCCTAACCCCATTCTTTGTATCTGATCCCCAATTAGCCTATGCACAGAATCCTTGATGGATTTCTGCACCTCTCTACAGCACAGAATTCTTAGCTTTTTCTCTAAGCTATTGATTAAAAGCTGGATGACAAAAGACCAAGACTTAGCTGATCCTCTTCCCCCGTACGCCACTTTGTATCTATGCTTCTCTGCCAGGAATGCTAACTTATGTGGTAGCTTAACATCTACTTGCAAAGCTTAATCCATAGATGATAAATGCTCTGGGATGCCTTTAAAAGTGTTCTGTATATCATTTGGCTACTTTCGTATGGTTTAGGGGCTTGCAAGGCTCCTGGGGGCAATTCTGGCCAATTGGAGGGGTGCTTAGGGTGCTAGCTGGATTGGGGAGTGTCCTAGGGAGAATTTAAGGGTCTAAATCAAACTGGTTCTTGACGATATTTTGATTTAGGGGCCTGTCAAATACTTATGACCACTATTACCAATACTTCCATCATATTTCCACATGAGTAAGCATGATGTGGACATTACTCCTTGGGCTTCTCATAGCTGACAGAGATGGCCAAAGGTGCCTCTCCATTCTGTCCACCTATCAATTGGAGGGGTATTAGCTTGGATATAAGTTGTGCATAGGCTTTAGGCTCCTCTTTAGCAAGCTTATCAAACCACTCTACATCACCCATATTGTTCAAACTGTCTAGGAGCATTTGCTGGATAGTTTGGTTAACTCTATTCTTTACACCTTTTGGACGACCTGCTCCATGTCTAACCTCTAAATTTGCATCGTTCATAAGATACTCATCTCCGTAATTTATTCACTTTCACAATTATTATAGGAAGATTGCTCAAATGTTTTATAATATGGCACCTCTTTCTTACCTATATCGAGCATCCTATACCTCATCCTTGACCATACCCAAGTGAGTAGCTTTACTGATCCATTGTAGCTATTGATTGCATTTATTACACTTATACACAACTCTTGAAGCAAATCCTCTCTGTTCTCTTGGTTAGCAAAGGCCCATTTGTGCCTAGATAAATATATTCCAGGTAATGATGAACAGCAGTATATTATACATGCCTCTTTATCTGTTTGTAGTAAATTTAATGCTATTTCCTCATTATATGGCTGTTCACTCAATTTATAGTCCTTTGGTAAGCTGGTATTACTATATTTAACATTTCCTTACATCTAGCCCAACTGCGTCCACTATATGCTTGTAGGGAACCAACTACGCTAGACCCTATCTCAAAATCTGGACCTTCAATCCAATCAGCCATCAAACGCATAATAATTTTGTGATGCTTACATAGACCAGGGGTTTTTAGACCATCAGTCCTTAACCAGTTGGCAAAATGCTTGATTTCAAGCCTCATGCCAATCAAACTATAGGGCTCTCCAGTAGCATAATCATCCAGAGCAGCAACATCCCAAGGGTTTACAGCTATACTTTCAGCAGCACCTTCTCCGAAGTATTGCCCACCGCTGTAATAATCCTCAAGAGATGTATATAGCAGGGACTCCTCCTTATGTTCCTTGGTCTTCAGCATGATCCTTCTGTTATGAGTCCAAAGGTAATTAGAGATCACCATGTAGACCCAACTCTTAAACCTGCTCCCTTGACTACCGTCATACGAGCCATAGACCTTGAATAGTTTGATAAGGCATAGCTGTGTAAGATCATCCTCCCCTATTACATTCGTTTTAAAGCCAAGCTTCCTGACTATCCCTCTGACATAGGGTTCTATTTTAGCCAAACTATCACTATATAGCCCCTTATGCCATAGCCCTTCTGCATCTTCTACATCATTAGCCATACAAATACCTCTAATAGCTGATACTTAAGGATCAGAAAGTCCGTTTCCTAGTTTTACTTTATTGGGTTACGTCCGGTTTCGTCCTGGTAACCGGAGCAAACCCTACTCCCATATGAAACGTAACACGGTTACTTATATTATGACTGAAAATAGATATATATATATAAGGGTTACCATATATATATACATGTAGAGATTTTTAGGCGTAACCGAGTAACCGTGTTTAACATTCCTACAATTAACACTTACGCCAAAATCACCCCGTAACCGCACGTTACCAAACCTCCAATTTCTTATGTATAAGAAAATAAACTAAGATGAATTTGAACTTTCTACAGTAATAGTAAGCGAGGTCCAAAGAGACCAAAAGGAGCCAAAAAATGACCATGACGAAGAAACAAAGAGCCGAAGACATCAAGAAAAGGGTGAATGCCTGCCTAGATGAAATCCCAAAAGGGTGGCCTCTAACCGGAACTGCCATTAAGGAAGATTTAGGTATCTTCTGCACCACTTTTGAGGTTCAGGAAGTCCTAAGAGCTAGAGGTTATGTCCAAAAGCAGTCCCTAATCTGGATTCACCCTGAGGAATATTCAAAGATCACCACTGAAGATGGCTTAGAGCTACTAGAAGAGAAAGAGGCTAAGTAATGGACCCCTATGAGCAGATATACCATTTCAAGTTTGAATCCACCAAACCACTACCAGTTAGGCATCAGGCAATACAAGCTTGCCTTCATAAGCTAGGCATTACTGATCCAGATAAGCAAGTAGCCTTATTTAATTACTTAGAGAGTCAGGGTCATAGATATGGGAAAGCCTAAAGTAAACAAAGAAGCTCTTAAAGGTTTCAAACTCCTAATTGATACAGATAACTATCTACTTACAACTGATGGGTTATGTTTGAAAAAGGGAGACACCACCCTAGTCCCCGTATCAGCACCCTTTGTTATTGAATCCACTTTCTCTGGTTTTGAGTCAGAAGGTAAAGCCTCAGGAGATGCTGGAATCGTTATCTCATACCAATGTGTGATGGGCTGTAAAAGTAAGCATCAAGAGAGAATTCTTATGAGTGATATGTCTAATATTGCCAAGCTAGAAGATAAGTTAGCGGCTAATCACTTCCACGTTAATGAAGGAATGATCAAGAATCTAGTTGGCTTCCTCAAGTTAGTGATGTCTCCTAATCACACTAAGGAGTTTGGCAAGATTCCCAAGGCTAAAGTTGTGTTTAATACCGGCTTCAACCCATCCCTTGATACCTTCTCCCTTCCCTATACCTCTGTATCCTCTAAAGCAGACCTCAATCATGTCATATTCAATGGTGATGACGATGGAACCTTTGCTACCTCAGGAACCCTCAAGGAATGGCAAGATAACGTAGCTATCTTAGCTAAAGGCAACTCAAGACTAACTTTAGCTCTGTCTATTGCTTTCACAAGCCCCCTGCTAGCTCCCCTTGGCATCAATGGAGGTGGTTTTCATCTCTATGGCCGTACCAGCAAAGGCAAGACAACTAGTGGTTACCTAGCTGGATCGGTATGGGGTGGCCCTGTCTTTCAAAAACCATGGTCTAGCACAGCCCTAGCTTTGCAACTTGTAGCAGCCTCTAGAAGTCACACCCTCCTATTCCTGGATGATATGTCTCATATAGCCCCTAAGCAGTGGCCTGAAATGATCACCGTAGCCTATAGTTTGGCCGATGGAACAGGTAAAGGCTCTGCTCAGAAGGACTATAGCCTAAGAGAGCAGAAGCAATGGAAGGTAATATATCTCAGTAATGGAGAAAACTCCTTTACTGATCTAGCCAAGAAGCACAAGGTACCGGTACCTGATGGAGCAGCAGTAAGATTAGTGGATATCCCCATCTTCCCCTCAGGTTGTGAGGTTGGCTTTGAAAACCTGCAAGAGTTTAAGGATGGTTATACCTTTGCCAAGAATATTGAAAGGGTCAAACAGAAATACTATGGCACAGCATCCTTAGCCTACCTAGCTGAACTGGTCAAACTTACTAAAGACGATTACTTAGACCTACAAGAAGATATAAATGACTGGAAGATATCTCATACCCCCCAAGGCTCTGACTCCCAAGTAGAGAGAGTCATTGAAAGGTTTGCTCTAGTGGCTGTAGCTGGTAAATTAGCTGTTAAATTTGGAGTAATACCACTAACTAATGAGGATATAGATTGGGCCATTGACCAATGCTTAATTGATTGGGTTGCTGCTAGAGGCACTATTGGGGCTAGTGAACAGTCCAAGGCTAAACACTATATCTATGACTTCATCATGACTCATGGTAATTCTAGGTTTGAGTATATTGAAGGCAATAACTCTGAAAGGGATAAGACTCTTAATAGAGCAGGATGGAGAGATATCTCAGGAGCAGAGGATTACTATCATTTCACTACAGCAGCTTTTGAAGAAGCATGTAAGGAGCTTAATCATATCATGGTAGCTAAAGAGTTATATGAGCTTGGTGTTCTATTAAAGTCCAAATCCTATACAAAAAAGATAGACAGACTGGCTAATAAGGGTGCAAAAGTGTTTTCAGTGAATATGGATAGACTACAAGAATCACTAGGAGGTGATAAATGAACGAGCTAGAATTAAAAGAAGCAAGAGAAGAGGCTAAGAAGCTTATTAAACAGGCTGAAGAGGTTATGAAAAGAAAGCCCAACAAAGTAGGAGAGGAGATTTGGGCTGAATATAATTCCCTCCTAGCAGAGAAGACAATTCTTGAAATAACGGGAAACGAAGCAGAGCTAGAGATGGTTAAAGACAAGATTGTGTCAGTGGAAAAGGCCCTTAGGTTAATCTACAAATACCTACCAAGTAACCCTATGACACCTGAAAAATGGCATAGAGCAATAAGAATCATGAAAGAAGAGGCTATTGGTAATGAATCTCTCTGATGATTTTGACTGGACCCCTGAGGAAGTGGCTAAATATCAGATAGTATACCCTACTATCCCACAAGCCAGATGGGATAGAGCCAGGGATGTAGACTGTAGAGACCTCATTCTAGAGCTAACTGGAGCTAGTAATAGAGGTAATAAGATAAGCTGTCCCTTCCATGGCAGAGATAGGAGACCATCCTTCCAACTCTACCCCAACACCAATAGCTGCTGGTGTTTTGGGTGTGATCCTAAGGAATCCCCCACTGACCCTATCTCTTTTGTGGCTAAGTTCTACGAAATCAATAAACTAGAGGCCATGAAGTGGATTGAAAACCACTATAGCCTACCTGAGATTGAAGACGAAATAGAAGAGGAAGAGAAGGAAGAGGAAGAGAAGGAAGAGGAAGAGACTATCAGGATTGAATACAAGGATATCAAAGAGGCTTTCCTGGATGCCACTGATGGTCCAAAAGACTATGAAACCGCTATATATTTGATTAATATCTTTTTTAATAAAGATATTTTGGCTATGGCTCAAGTAATAGGGAAGGAAGAAATTCAGGAAATATTAAAAGCTAAAGCTAGAAAACCAACTTCCCAACCCTAAGATAAGGAGCAAGACAATGAGAATCATTTTAACAGCCTACCTGCTAGCCCTAATCAGTCCCACCTATGCCTCTCAGTGGTTAAGGAGACATTATGTGGCAACCCTATAACCCCCCTGTAGACCATATTGAGGCATGGGAAAACTTCTTGGGAGTGAAACCGACTACCGATCAGTATATTGTGAGTGGAGGTAACACCCATGACCGAAGCACAAGAGAAATCCCTGATCAAACTGGTAGACTCACTGATGGAAGAGAATGCCACACTCAGGGATGAGCTAAATGAGGCTTATGAACAGATAGAAGCCCTATATGAAGAGTCAATAGAGGATCTAGAGGAGTCACATAAGGCTTACCAAGAACTGGCAGACCAGTTCATTGAGTTACTAGAAGAGACTGAAAGCTGATCACCCCTGAGCGTACTGGTCACTCAGGACAAGTGAAGTCCCCTAGGAAATAACTTCCTAGGGGATAAATAAACAGAACGGCTTAGACTATAGATGGAGGAATTTATGATCAACCTTGGCCCCATAGTAGGATTAGTATCAAGTTGGGAAACTCAAAAGGATCTAAAGACCTCCCCTAAGCCAACTTACACTACTGTATCTGGTCGTCCCCTCCCAAAGAATAAGTTTTGGTTCCGTTTCTCTATGCTGGCGATAGTGGGTCTGCCTCTCATGCTTATTTTCTTTTTCTTTTTTAGTCCAACTATTTCATTACTTGCAACTGGGGCTATTGCAATAACTGGTATCAAAATGTTGGAGAATAGCTATGGAAAATAGACCTGACACCACCCAATGGACCGAAGAGGATTGGGATAATTACTATAAAGGTCAAACAGTCAAGAACTTAAACCGTCTTGCAATCAATCAGAATGTCCTCACAGATCCCAACATGCCGTCCCCCCTACTAGGAGCATTCATGACCACCCCTGCTGAGCTTAGGAAGGCTGATTTCATCCAGCAAACCTATGACAAGAACATGGTGGAAATAGATAGGGCCATTTACGAGGTCCAGGAGGCTCTGAAGGCCACTGAAGACCCAAAGGAGAGGGAATCACTGGAGGTTGATCTGGTGGACTTCTGTGTGATTAAGCAGAAGTGGGTAGACTTCTATCAGAGCCAAGTAGGTAAGGAGCCAGTGCCGATAATCAGAAAGGGTCAAGGCAGACTCCCAATCGACTAAGAAAAAGCCCCCTTTCGGGGGCTTCTCATTGGTAGAGGGTCTATTACTTTTTGGGCTTGATGACCAGTTCTGACTTGCGATTCCTCATCTTGATGTAGCCCTTTTTGTCCCGGCTATTGTGCTTCAGGTATTCAACCACCTGACCCACAGCCTGGGACATCTTCTGCTCATCGTTTACGAGGCCCTGGAGGGTCTTCTGAGCCTCTGCGGGATCAAGGTTAGGCCCTAGATTGATCAAGATGCTTACGAGGCTCTTAACGTCCTCAGGAAGCCCTTTCCTGCTCTTCTCCCTTACGATTCCGCTAGCCTGCCTACCCCTGGTCTTAGCAGGAATCTTCTTGATTTCGTCTTTGATGAACTGAAGGAAATCAAGGGTCATGACTTTCTGATCGGCCAGAGTCTCTACCAACTCCTTATAGCCACGATCCTTAGCAATGATGGTGCTGATTTGTTCAGTAAGGCCCAGGTCCAGGATAGAGGCCAGATCCTTAAGGCCATCCAGCTTGATATGCTTGGTCTTAGCAGGAACCGTAGGCATAGGCTTGTATTCAATTGCCATCGGTTCATGTTCTAACCAGAGGCAGTAATCCTTGACCTCTTCCCCCTTCCGGTTCTTAAAGCTGGCTTCCTTGACTGTGTAGTAGCTCTGAGGTTTGGCCACTTGGCCCTCCTGGTGATTGGTAGCGTTTACCGCTACGGGGTTTGATTTCTTGGCTTTCTTACTGCTAAAGGTATCAGCAATCTGTCCAAACAGTCCTTTTGTTTCTGCCTGCATAAAACCTCCTGATAAGAATCTACCCACCATGAGTAGAGTGTCAAGCCCTTAGACGATATTCAGATTGCTGGTCAGTCTCCTAACCGTATCCCCTACTCCCTGTGGGGTTAGGTGGCCATAATGCTTTTCCACCATTGCTGTAGATGAATGTCCTAGCTGCTCTGCCACAAACTTAAGAGGCACACCAGCCATAACCAGTTGACTTGCGTAGGTATGCCTCAATTCATGAAACAGCACCTTGCTAATTCCAGCCTTCTCATATGCCTTCTGCATATAGTAGCCCTGGTCTGAATCATTCCAAACCCCATCAGACCCATCTCCCCTGTTCTTGAAATACCTATAGCTCTTACGGGTAAAAACGAGGTTCAGGGCATTCTTACCCTCAATCTGACCTCTAAACCACTCGGTAGCCTCATCAGTCAAGTGTACAAACCTAGTCTTACCCTTGACCTTCCCGTATGGCCCAAAGTAGACGGTTTGCTTCTCCAGATTTACATCCTGCTTCTTTAGCTTGGCCAACTCCTGGTATCTGGCTCCAGTGAATAGAGCCGCTATGACCATCCTCTTGAAATCCTCATCACAAGCATTCACTAACAACTTCTGCTCCTCAGGGTCCAGGTGCCTTGTCCTAGCTACCCTCACACCCTCGAAGTAATCAGCCTCCTGCCAGCCACCAGCCAAGGGGGGATCAGCCTTACCAGATTTCACAGCCACACTCAGAGCCGTTTTGAGCAGTACCAGGACATGGTTAGCTGAGTCCTTACGTCTACGGATGGCATCAGGGGTATTGGGTACCACCGTTTCACCCTGCTTTGGCATCTTGGAAATCTCAGTCCTCCACTGTTCCAGCTTGACCTTCGTCAGCCTGGATACCTTGATGTCTCCCAGCGTAGGGATGGCCCACTTGTAGAGCATCAACCTAGCCGTTTCCTTACGGTCCTTACCATCAGCCTTCAGCTTGGCAATGTAGTCATCAATAGCATCCTTGACTTTGTAATCCCCTACATGGACCACCACACCAGAAATCTGGAAGTCAGCCAAACGAGCAACACCCTGGAACCAACTCAGAGCTTTTGCTTTGGCCTGTTTGTAGTCAAAAACCGAAAGCCCATCAGCCTTGATCAGATCATCGGCAATACCAAGCCCAGTCTGCTTCTGCTTACGGGTCTCAGGGTCATACCATCGAGCTTTCCAATTCCCCGCCACTCCATCCTTGGCCCTCTCATAGATCAGATAACCACCAGCTTGCAACTGCTCCATATGACGCTTGGCAGACTTAAGCTGGTTACGCTTGGCTACTGAATCTAGGTCTTTGCTCCTGCCGGTTCGTGCCATCTGAACTTCCTCCTTTTGGTCAATACTGACTTACCAACCAGAAGGTTGCGTCAAAATAGCGTCAAAAACAAGGGGCAGACCAGGAGGATATTCAGAGAGACTCATACAGACGAAAAGCAGAAAATAGGATACTTGGAAAATCAAATATGAGTGTTAGAAAGGCAGGTTTACCATGTTCCACATCATCTTGCACCAGCCCGAGATTCCGCAAAATACCGGAAGCATTGGCCGCCTCTGCGTGAACAATGGCGTCAGGCTGCACCTCATCC